ATGGCGCTGTCTGATGCGTGGTTGCGTTCAGTCGTTGGAAAGGAACGCGATAAGGTTTTGGTTAAATCAGATCGTGATGGTCTGTCTGTCAGAGTATCACCGAAAGGTCGCGTAGTGTTCCAATATCGTTATCAATGGGCAGGGAAAGGCGAGCGACTTGATATCGGAACTTACCCGGCAACTGGATTAAAAGAGGCCAGAGAAGAAGTTATCCGTCTTCGTGGTGAACTTGAGTCAAACCGCAATCCACGATTGGTCAGGCAGGCAGAAAAACGCAAAGCTACTGAAGCCATGACGGTAGAGTCTGTGATCCGTGCCTGGTATGAAGCATATTGTGTAAAAAATAAAAAAGGTTCTGAGCAGATACTCCGCTCATTTGAACTGCATCTGTTCTCTAAAATCGGGAGTATCCCTCACGATGCAGCTACATTGCATGATTGGTTAGAGGTCCTGGAGCCTCTTAGCACTAAGACTCCAGCAATAGCAGACCGATTGCTAATTAACGCAAAGCAGGCCCATGTCTGGGCGTATAAGAGAAAGTTTATTGAAACTCGCCCGCTGTCGGACATCACGGGGAAAGATATGGATATCCGTAAAGGTCAGAAGAAACGGTTTCTGACACACGATGAAATTAAAATTCTTTATGCTGCGATCGATGGTTCTCGAATGGTTCCCAAATACCGGGCCTTCATTAAACTATTGCTGCATTTCGGCTGTCGTAGTTCAGAGCTGATTACTGCCAGGGTGGATGATTTTGATTTCATTAATAAGGTATGGACTGTACCGCCAGAACGACATAAGACAGGTGATATAACAGGCGAACCGCTAAAGCGCCCCATTATTGAACCGGTTGAAGAGCTTATAAAATACGTTATCTCTATGAACAACGGTTCCGATATGCTTTTTACCAAGGAAGGAAGCAAGGAGCCAGTTGGTCGAACATCATTGCAGTCGCTGCCTTACAATTTAATGCAGTACGCATGGCGGCGTTTGGGGTATCAATTTCCTCATTGGTCTCTTCATGATTTGAGACGAACAGCACGAACAAACTTTTCTGATCTTACTGCGCCTCATATTGCTGAAATAATGCTCGGTCATAAACTGCCAGGGGTATGGCAAGTTTATGATAAGAGCGATTATCTAGAAGAACAGCGTAAAGCCTATCAGGCATGGTGGGATAGGGTTGATTCGATTCTTACTTACACTAATTTAGGTTCCAACAGACAGCCTATTGAATAATGAATAGACATACAGAGTAAGAAAATAGTAATGATTCTTGGATTATAATTAACTGGTTGCTGATATTTCGATTTGCCGATTTATGAAGAGACGGTCATTATACTTATAAAAACACCACTCCTTATCCTTACAGAAATAAGGAGTGGAAACAGTTATGGCTGAGACTCTGGTTTAGCAATCTCGTTTATAAATTTCTTAGCTACAACAGTCTCATACTTTCTATAATCATCAAGATATTGAACATCTATATGATTTTCGTAGCGAGCATTAAATTTATTTGCAGCCCCTGTTTTATCATCTTTACGTTCATCCGTTGGTCTGAAAAATTTATGGTAGCGGCGGGGTGATACCCCCTCAAAATCACAAAATATTACTTTGGAAGATTCTTCGTTCTTTGTTATTGCATCATTATGCAGATCAAGAGCAAGGCTTTTATCAAATGGCTCTATATATACTACTTTTTTTATTCCAGCTGCGACAATATGCCTTGCACAGTTGTGGCAGGGATAGGTTGTCGTAAAAAGAATTTTATCTTTAGTATCGCCGTTTTGTTTTCTAGCCATTGATGTAATGACGTCCATTTCAGCATGAATTGATCTGGAGTATTCCATTACACTTGATATTTTGCTGTCTTTGTAAATGCCTTCTGCAATATTATCTAATTTGTTTAGAAGTCGTGTTATATTAATATCGGCAACAGTTTGTCCTGCGGAAATACCTAATACAGTTCTTACTTCGGTTGATAATATGCTTTTTATACGGTCTTTAATTTTTAGCTTGTTTGCATCATTATAACACTTACCACTTTTGTGAACGCATCGATGATCGTTATCAAAATCATCACTGCTATACAACCCGCCACCAGCTTTAGGTACGTCGTTCTTACCCACGGCAAGCAAATTCCCTTCATCATCAAACAGTGCAGCCCCTACTTGACGTGATAAACAAGCTGATTGTAATGATGTTGAAAAGGCAGCATACATACCTTTCTCGTTAAAAGTTGGTGTTAAACCATTTTTGCCATGAATAAGACCGAAAAACCGATCAATCTTCTTCTTTAATTCACTTTTTTGGCTGAAGTTATTTTTAATAAAAAAATCTGAATCAAGAATGGTTTCCCCGGTTCTTTGTCCATACGGATCAGAGGATTTATTATCAATATTGATAATTAAATGAAGATCGTTCTTTGTCGATTCGTCATCAATGAGATTCTGAATTCGGTAATCTAAATCGCGCAAAACTCCTAACAAATAGAAATTATGCTGATATATAACTCTGAATAACTCTATTTCTTCCGGCCTTTTGAATTGATCAATGATGAAGACAGTACCTTTATATTCATCATTATTATAAACAATATTATTTTTCTCTGCTGCGATTGCTGCAATAGCAGCTTCTGCAAGCAACTCATTTTTTTTGTAATGTTTACGAAGTTTATTGGCAATATCCTGGAGTTTTAAATGTCTATTAACTTGTGTGCTTTCGGATACCTTCAGTGCTGCTGGCTCAAAATATAATGGGTTTTCCATAAGCGCACTTATGCGGATGTGTACAACATTATACCCCCATTCTTTGGATATCTCTTCGATAATTTTGTTTATCGTTCTCATGCCACATCCAACATATCCACACAATCCAAGATAAATATCCTTTGATTGTCGTGAATTCACAATATCAAGTGATGATGCCGATGTTGAGCCTTTTTTTTCATTCAGCTTTTGTGGGTTTTTTTTTGCTGCTTCAGCCATTGCTAATTACCTAGTCGAAAACTATATCAGTATTTATTATTTCAAAAAATGCATCAAGAATTTCTTTATTTTTCTTTTTACTTTCAAATGAAATGACATTATCTTGATTAAATGTTGTTAATTCAATGCAGATAGAATCAACCTGATCATTGGCGGCGATGCTCGATTCTATTTCATTAAATGCTATTACATTCATTTATCTTATCCAAACATAATAAAAAACCATATGGCCTTTAGTGTACAACAAAACCATACTCTTTCCCCTCATTTTAGAGGGGGAAGTGTGGTCCACATCATGTTTTTTCCCACCCATGAAAATGTTCACCTAGGCTGGTGAGGCATTTTATGTACATCAACTCTTTGAGTTGAATCATTATTTTAGTATTTTTTCTATCATTGTGTAAATGTCTTCGTTTCAATACATCATGCTTGGGGAGCGGTCCCCGTTTCCTGATAATTAATGCTTGTGGATAGCAACGTCCGTGCCTGTATCGCTCAGACAGACGCTTACCGTGCCATAGACGTGTCTGTTCACATACGTCATTCAATAACTCCTGCAAACCTGTAAATCTTGCGTGAAGCCCATTTATTTGGGCATGATTTAATATCAGGATCTGGAAAATCAGGCCTGTACTTCTGGCCAGTTCTCCGGTTTACGCTGTTCCAGCGAAGAACTGTCGATACTGAAACGCCACAGAAGTCGGCGACTTGTTTAGTTGTCATTAAGTTGTTCATTACTTCACCTCCTGCGGCGGTTCCGGTAGCGGCATCCAGTGGGTTACTTTCGATGCCGGTTCTTCCCCATTGTCAGTAACTGCCCACCATTTGTTTCTCGAACAATCATAATACCCTTCGAAGGTATCGCACTCAGTCCAGCCGTAAGACTTACCCCAACACCAAACATACTGTTTATCGTTCGGCATTCGCTCACTACAGCTTATCCAGCCATCCGGAGTTACCGGAGAGTTGCCCGACAGCTTGTTCAACTTGTAAGTCTGGCTTACAGGTTTGGCACCATGAAGCATGGTGGCGCGGCAGGCGTTCCAGCCATCAACATACCCAGCCCTGATATATCGATTAAAACCCACCTCTTTCTGTGCGCGTGCCAGATTCATTTCCTCCGGCACGTGTACTGGCTGAGCTATATATAGCGGCTGAACATACCAGCCCTTCGATAACCAACTGTCAGCAATTTTTTTACTCCTGGTTATTGCCGGAATACCTAATCCATTGTCTGAATGCAGCCATGCCACCGGATCCTCTTCCAGCGATGCCAGTGCGATTTCATAAGCACGGCGTTCAATATTGTCTCTCACATCCAGGCTTCCTATGCGCTCTTTGATTTCTTTAATCAGTTCTTTGTCGGTAAACGTGATCATTATGCTCCTGCCTCCGGTGCTTTCGGCATTACTGCCCAGTGAGTGATATTGACGTTTTCAAGGTCCCCGACCTGAAATGTCCACTGCCATTCTCCGGTTTCTTTTTGTCCCCAGGTGTACCAGAGAGAACGCCAGCCAATTAGCCAGCCTTCTCCGTTAGCATCAAATAACAGAACACTTTCATTTGCTGGTGGCAGTTCAGCTGACACTGGTATTATTTTGTTTTCCAGTGCCGCACATTTAGCTTCAAGCGCATCGAATTTACGTACCAGGTACTCAGCATTTGTTTCGTTCACTTTCAGATCACGCGGTACACATTTCCCGCGAAGAAACCCTTCCATTTCGAAAACATTCATGCGCATTTGCGTAACTCCGATAACTCGTTAAAACGTTCCATAAACACCCCGTAGGCATGGCCTGGTGACAGTGGAATCACTTTGAACATCTCTGTTGCCGGGATGCCTTCCAGTACCGGCCAGAAAGAGCCATCATCAAGCCCGAGATCGCGGCGTTCGGTTGCCAGCATAATGAGATCGGCATATTTCACTGGCGTGCTCATAACAGGAGGTAACCCGTATTTCTCACGGATTACGGCGTCTATTTTTTCTTCCATCCGTTTATAGTCAGGAAGAAGGCGTTTCAGTGGCGCGGGGATGTCCTGGCAATATGCTTCTGTTGCATCATGCATTAACGCTTCAAAAGCAAATTCCTGCGGCACCAGCTGGCTGCAAAGCACCGCATGTTGGGCGACACTGTAGAAGTGTGAAAGATGACCGGCAAAGCGACAGATATTTGAAAGGGAAACCGCGATATCGTTAATCACGATGTCGTCTTTATTTATCCTGTCATAATAAAAATGCTTCCCGGAAAAAGTTTTAATAAATGACATTTTGTTCTCCGCGTATATGTGCTGCACCACGCTGAATTCTGGTAAAAGGAAGCCCTCACCATCCGGCGATTATTGAGTCAATTACGTTTCCATAAATGCCCCCGCAGGGGCATTTGCAGTAATGAAATCAGGCGGTGAAAGTACCAATAAAGGTTTCTACTTTGCTGTCTTTGAATTTCTCAACAAGCAGATCACGAAATTCGTTAGCCATTTCTTCCTGCACCGCCTCCATCTGAATAATGCGCAGAACCAGTACAGGACGATCGCCAGTGATAATGCTGAGGCGTAATTTAAATGGACGTTCTTTCAGACCTTCAAACGGAACGCATTTAAATTCAAATGCCACTGGCATAATATCTTTGGTTTTCGCTTCGACAGATTCCATCAGGGAGCGTTTGCCGCTGAAGTCATTATCTTCAAAATCAGCGGTCTGGTTTGCTTCAATCGTGATTTTACGGACAGCCGCAGCCGCTTTTGTTGCCTGAATAGCGTCACCATTAGCATCAAAGCCCACAAGGTAGTCGGCCCAGTCTTCAATCCATTCTGCCAGTGACTTCTGGGAATGACGCTCGCCATTAACAGACAACAGAGCAGAGAACGGTGCTGTCTTTTTCAGTTTAAGAGTGGCGGTGTTATCTGCGTGACCTGGTTCATCAATAGTACCTAGGTTAAGCACACTGACGGCTCGCATATTATCGGCATCGATAAAGCAGCGGGTGCCTTCATCTGCAAGATCTTTAGAATAACGGGTAAAGTCATCGATGCTGGCAGTGGAAAGCGCACCACGGAAACGGAAGCGATTTAAATTAAATTTTTCCAGATCATGAATGCGGAAATTCTCAGGCAATGCCACAGCATCGGCACCAATCTTACTGATAATTTCATTAACACCCTGAGCAGAAATAAGAGCATGGATTTGATTAATTGCGGTTGCGTCTAAGTTCTGAGACATAATAAGTCCTCACTATATAAAGATATTCAGTGATGAGATAAATAATCAGTTAATTAAGAACGATATTAATAACCTGCTGCGCGAAGTTTTCCGTCAGGTTCACCGGCAAGAGTCAGTAATTGTCCCTGGTCTTCCTGCAGAATAGTCAGGCGACCACCGCGATTGACATACATCGGCGTTTCGGTGGTGTCTTCTTCAGAAATTTTCCCGCGGTTAGTCGGGCGAACATATGAGAGTTTGTGTTTGATTTTCACACGGTTCTCATCAAACGGTTCGATTTCCAGGTTGAGCGAGACCTTACCTTTGGTTTTCGTGTTCATCACACCGGAAGCGACTTCACTGAGAACAGCGCCGATTTTGGTTTCAAATACGCCGCCGTCCAGCTCCCCGATAAATGCCTGCACATCAGTACTGCGTTCGCTAGCCATTTTGCTGCTCCTCATCATATCGACCCTGCAAGGTCGGTTGGTTTCTCCACAAAACAGAGAAGAACACCTGCGGTGGCAGCCGCCCGGGTGGATTGGGTTATGAGCCCGTCGTCCGGTGATGCTCTTCTCTGTTTTGTAAAAAGAGCGGTACCAGCCGGAAGCAAGTGTACAAACTGGTACCGCCAAAGCAGTGGCTGTTGTGGTGGGCTTGTCACTTAAGCGTATGGTCAACCTGACAACCCGGTGTCCTCAACGGGGAAGGAATAACCCCGCCATACTTACCGCCGCGCCATTTCGCGGATTACCACAACGCTGAGAGCACTTAGCCAGTTACGGCACCACACTTTGTCGCGGTTCCATAAATGCCCTCATCGTTGCACCCTGGTCTCTTCCCAGGCGTCAAACCGAATCGCCACGCTGGTTAGGCGTCTTATCAGCATCCTCATTGACTTGCACATTCCGGCTACCTGGTTTGTTTGCCCGAGCAAGGAGTGGATTGTCCCCTTTAACGTCCCCAGACCGCTAACGACGCATGTGCCATACGCCGTGTTACAACCAAATTTTGTTAGTACCTTGTTTGTAGGTCTGGAAAGAAAGATAAAATGAAGTTGCGCATTATGCAAGTGTTTTTATTGCGAGATATGCAATTTGGTGGGTAATGAAAAGCCACCTTCTGGTGGCTAATTGATGTTGAGGTAGGGGGTTAATTGTGTCGCTTAAGGGTTTGTGACTGACTGATTAAGACCTTTCCAAAGACCATAAACCGATGTTCGTTTTCGCTGGTAATTCCCCATTCGCGGTAAATCTGATTATCAGAAATTACCAGCAGTTTATCAGGTATCATTTGCAGTCGTTTGACGTAAATTTTATCATCAAAACCAAATACATATATACCATCCCCATCAAACTGATTGATACTGATATCAACGAAGATGAGATCTCCTGGCTCAATGGTTGGACACATACTGTCCCCACGAACGTTGATAACTTTAATGTGATTTGCTGGTCGTCCACCAAACATCGATACAGCATTATCAGTTCTGTATTCAATGGCATGAATCACATCAATGACATCACCGCCCTGGATAAGGCCATTTCCCGCACTGGCACTGACATCCAGCATTTCAATACGGAATACATCCTTCACCTGCGCAACATCCTCACTAATACTGTTTTTACATACAGTATTACTTTTGAGGTCTGAGGTAAAGAGATCAGCAATATCAACACCTAAGCTCCTGGCAATATTACTCAGGGCTTGTTCAGTGAATTGTTTCTGCTTACCTGTTTCGAGGCGCGAGATATTCGCCGCATCCACTCCTATTGCTTCAGCGAGATCGGCGATTTTCATGTTCTTCGCCTGGCGAAGTTGTCTGACTCGATTTCCTATGTTCATGCGTTTATTACATTTCTTTATTGCGCGTTAAGCAAATCAACTTGCGCAAAATATTTGCGTGAAATAATATGCTCATCACGCAATATGTGGAGGTTATATGCAATCACCATTACGGAATGTGCGTAAGGCGCACGGATTTACTTTGCAGCATGTTGCTGCGGGCGTTCAGGTCAATCCAGCGACGCTGAGTCGTATTGAAAGACTGGAACAAATTCCATCTATCGAGCTTGCAGAACGTCTGGCCAATTTTTTTAAGGGAGAAATCAGCGAAATGCAGATTCTCTATCCTGCACGCTTTCAATCTAGTCAAAACCGGAATGAGTTAAAACCACAGGAACAGGAGGTAAGCCGTGGGTAAGCATCACTGGAAAGTGGAAAAACAGCCTGAGTGGTACGTGAAAGCTGTCAGAAAAACTATCGCGGTGTTGCCGGGGGGTTACGCTGAAGCTGCTGAGTGGCTGGATGTAACAGAGAACGCTTTATTCAACCGCCTTCGTGCCGATGGCGATCAGTTTTTTCCGTTGGGATGGGCAATGGTTTTACAGCGTGCGGCTGGTACTCACCACATTGCGGATGCTGTCGCACAGTCTGCTGGTGGGGTGTTTGTATCACTTCCAGAAATTGAGGAAGTAGAGAACGCCGATATAAACCAGCGCCTGCTGGAAGTCATCGAACAGATCGGGAGTTACTCAAAGCAGATTCGTTCGGCAATCGAAGATGGGGTAGTGGAGCCACACGAGCAGACAGCAATTAATGATGAGTTGTATCTGTCAATTTCGAAGCTCCAGGAGCATGCAGCACTGGTCTACAAAATCTTCTGCGCTCCAGAAAAGAGTAACGCCCGCGAGTGTGCAGCTCCGGGCGTCGTGGCGTTTTGTGTCTGTGGAGAAACTAACGCATGAACAGTTTAACGGCAAATAACCGTTTGTCGCAACAGCTGGTGGTCAGTGTCGCTGCACACCTGTTGTTACGGCATGAATGCAGATTACCAAATCACCTGGCTGTAAGTAACCACAGAGAACTTTACCTGACTGTGGGGGGCGAGTTGTGCAGGAACTTAACCGCTGGTTTCGTGACGGAAGAGGACTTTATGTTCATGTTATTCGTTGGGAGCCAGAAACACAGCGCGTTATCTATCTTCGCAAAGACTACCCGCATGAGTGCTTTAGTCCTTTGTGGAAATTCAGGCGTGATTTTGTTGAGTGTGAAGGACCACCAGCATATTGATTCTGCAATTCCGGGACGTTACACTGTTCAGGCACCTTATAAAGCGGGTGCCGGGATTGGCGTCCTGAAATTGTCAACGGCGATGTATGACGCGCCAGCGTCTTTTTTATCGTCCGCATTTGCTCACATCCAGATTATGGTGGGCTGGGCGGGGGCACCGAAAGGTGCGCCGGTCTCCGTTGACGCCGGTTACGCCAACCCCGTCCAGTTCACCACCAGTGAAATTGGCGTTTCCGGTGGTGGAAGTTTTTCACTGTCAACGGAGGCTGCCATCATGGCTACGATCCAAGCCCTCACTCAACCTGAAATCACCATTGACAACGGCCAGGCCGTTACCACTTCTTTGGCTGTTGCCAACTTCTTCTCCAAGCGTCACGACGATGTGCTGAAAAAGATCCGCACTCTGGATTGTTCCCCTGAGTTTTGTGCCCGCAATTTTGCGGAGACATCGATTTCGGTAAATCAACCGAACGGTGGTACACGCAAGCTCCCTTGCTATCAAATCACACGAGACGGTTTTGCGTTTCTTGCTATGGGTTTCACGGGTAAACGTGCTGCCCGGTTCAAAGAGGCATACATCAATGCCTTTAACCAGATGGAAAAACTGCTTTCAAAGCCATCCACGCTGAGCGATGCCGCAGATAACGCCAGCGTGCTTTACTCCCACCTGTCGGTAATCCACAAGGTCTGGCTGCAGCAGCTTTATCCTATGTTGGCAAAAGCTGAATCTCCGCTGGCTGTTAGCTTATATGATTATATTAATGATGCTTCGGCGCTGGCCTGCCTCATAAATTTGTCGCTGAACCCTTCAGAGGTAAGGGGGCGCAAATGATCCGGAATATTTTCAAACGGTTTACCAATCAGACTTTCCGTTGTCCTCGTCCGGGTCAGTGGTACACCACACCTGCAGGGCATGTTCTACGTGTTAGCCTGGTTGACCGTGAATGTCAGAAGGTGATTTGTGAACCGCTGGGCCGTAATTACCGCGTCAGTATGCCGCTTATAGCCTTTCGCTCCGGAAAAAACATGAAGCATCTCGGAGGTGCTGCATGAGTATGGAGCTGATGGTTAAAGCGATGAAAATTCGAGTGGGTAATCCATTGCGAAAACTGGTTCTGATCAAGCTGGCTGATAATGCCAGCGATCAGGGGGAGTGCTGGCCCAGCTACCAGCATATTGCTGACCAGTGCGAGATTAGCAAACGTTCTGTGATGAATCATATTGCGGCCCTTTGTGAGTCCGGGCTGGTAAAAAAAGTCACCCGGAAAGGTGAAAAAGGTAACTCAAGTAATATCTATCTCCTTCATCTGGATGGTGCAGGAGATTCACTAGGGGGTAGTGCAAATAATTCACTATCTGGCGCAGCAAATTCACCAGGTAGTGCAGGAGTTGCACCAGGGGGTAGTGCAGGAGATTCACCCAGAACCAGTCACTCTTTTGAACCAGTCAAAGAACCAGTCAATGAACCAATAGCTGTTGGTGCATCAGTTGATGAGTCTGTGCGAGTTCGTTCAAACCGACCGGAATACTCTCCGGAGTTTGAGCAGGCATGGCTGGCATATCCCAAACGTGCTGGTGGCAATTCAAAATCTGCAGCCTTCAAAGCCTGGAAAGCCCGTTTGAATGAGGGGGTAAACCCCGAAACCATGCTGGAAGGTGTGAAACGCTACGCGGGCTGGGTATCTGCGATGGGTAACAGCGGCACACAATTTGTGAAACAGGCTGTCACGTTCTTTGGTCCGGATCGTCATTTCGAAGAATCCTGGGAAGTTCCTGCGGTATCTGCAGCCAGACGTGAGGACCCGTACTTCAAAGCCAGTTACGACAACGTGGACTACAGCCAGATCCCGGCAGGATTCAGGGGGTGATCATGAGTCTTTTGAATGAAGTTCAGAAATTCATTGAAGCCCATCCGGGGTGTACTTCCGGAGACATTGCGGATGCTTTTGCAGGTTACTCACGGCAGCGCGTTCTGCAGTATGCAAGCAAGTTACGTCAGAGTGGGCGTGTGGCTCACCGTTGTGAAGGAGATACACGCAGACATTTCCCGCGCCTGACTGAGAGAGCGCAGGAGCTGGAACCACAACCAGTTCGTGAAACCAGACCTGTGCGCAATTTCTATGTCGGCACTAACGACCCGCGGGTGATTTTGTGCCTGACCCGCCAGGCGGAAGAACTGGAGTCAAGGGGCTTATACCGTCGTGCTGCAACCGTGTGGATGGCGGCATTCCGTGAAAGCCACTCCCAGCCAGAACGAAACAATTTTCTGGCACGTCGTGAGCGGTGCTTACGGAAAAGCAGCAAGCGCGCTGCATCGGGTGAAGAGTGGTATCTGTCAGGGAATTACGTGGGGGCTTAATGAGTAATAAATATTGCCGGGCGCTGGTGGAACTGCGGAACAAACCAGCCCATGAACTGAAGGAAGTGGGCGATCAGTGGCGCACGCCGGATAACATTTTCTGGGGAATTAACACCCTGTTTGGCCCGTTTGTCCTGGATCTGTTTACTGACGGTGATAACGCCAAATGTACCGCGTATTACACGGCGGAAGACAACGCGCTGGCGCATGACTGGTCAGAACGTCTTGCGGAGCTTAAAGGTGCTGCCTTTGGTAATCCCCCATACAGCCGCGCCAGTCAGCATGAGGGGCAATACATCACCGGCATGCGTTACATCATGAAACATGCCAGTGCCATGCGTGATAAAGGCGGGCGCTATGTTTTCCTGATCAAAGCTGCCACCTGCGAAGTGTGGTGGCCGGAAGATGCAGATCATATTGCTTTTATTCGCGGGCGTATTGGTTTTGAACTGCCTGCCTGGTTTATCCCGAAAGATGAGAAGCAGGTGCCGACAGGCGCTTTCTTCGCTGGTGCTATTGCTGTTTTCGACAAGACCTGGAAGGGACCGGCAATCAGCTACATCGGGCGCGATGAACTTGAGGCATGTGGTGAGGCGTTTCTGGCGCAGGTTCGCCAGCAGGCAGAAAAACTGGTCAGGGAGATGGCGGCATGACGACGTTAACTCAATGCCAGCAGCAGGTGCTGGATATGCTGATTTCTTATCAGAAAGAACGTGGCTTCCCGCCAACCAATCAGGAGGTGGCAACCATGCTGGGATACCGTTCAGTGAATGCAGCGGTGGAGCATCTTCGCGCACTGGAGAAAAAAGGCGTCATCACGATAAAGCGTGGCGTGGCCCGGGGGATCACGCTTCATACCGCGGTGAAGGACGACGACAGCGAGGCGGTCGGGATTATCCGCTCACTGCTTGCCGGTGAGGAAAACGCAAGGCTGCGTGCAACCCACTGGTTACATGAGAGAGGCCTGAAAGCATGAAGCTGATCCTGCCTTTTCCGCCCAGCGTGAACACGTACTGGCGACACCCCAACAAAGGGGCGTTTGCTGGTAAGAGCCTGATAAGCTCGGCGGGGCGAAAATTCCAGAGCGCGGCGTGCGCAGCAATAGTTGAGCAGTTACGTCGTCTGCCGAAACCAACGTCGGCACCTGCTTCAGTGGAGATCGTGTTGTTTCCTCCGGATAACCGGATCCGCGATCTGGACAACTATAACAAGGCGCTGTTTGACGCCCTGACCCATGCGGGTGTGTGGGAAGACGACAGTCAGGTGAAAAGAATGCTGGTGGAGTGGGGACCGGTTATCCCGAAAGGGAAGGTCGAGATCACTATCAGTAAGTACGAGAAAACGGCGGGTGCAGCCGCCTGATCAAGAGGAGAAACGAAGTATGAATAATCTGATGGTCATTGATGGTATTGAAGTTCGTCGTGATGCTTATGGGCGTTACAGCCTGAACGATCTGCATCGCGCAGCAGTAGCATCTGGTGCAAATGCCAGAACCAAGGAGCCGGGAAAGTTTCTTTCCAGCCAACAAACTGTTGAGCTTGTTCATGAATTGACCAACACCCAGAATTTGGGTGTTGACCCGGTGAGTGTGATTCATGGGGGAAATGAACGGGGAACGTATGTCTGCAAGGAACTGGTGTATGCCTATGCAATGTGGATCAGCCCGTCATTCCATCTGAAGGTGATCCGTACTTTCGATATGGTAACCAGCGCACCGGAAAAATTATCCGGACAGGCTGCTGACAAGATGCAGGCTGGCGTGATCCTGCTGGACTTTATGCGCCGGGAGTTAAACCTGTCTAACTCTTCAGTGCTTGGTGCCTGTCAGAAACTCCAGGAGGCTGTTGGCTTACCGAATCTGGCACCGCGCTATGCCATTGATGCTCCTGCTGATGCACACGATGGCTCAAGTCGCCCGACACTGTCACTGAGTGCACTGCTGAAACAGTATGGTATACGCCTGACGGCTAATCAGGCATATCACCAGATGGTGAAACTGGGGATCGTCGAGCAGCGCGAACGATACAGCCGTACCGCGATTAACAACATCAAAAAATTCTGGTCGCTGACAGCGAAAGGCTGCATGTTCGGCAAGAACATCACCAGTCCCGCAAATCCGCGCGAGACGCAGCCGCATTTCTTCGAATCCCGATTCCCTGAGCTGTTAAAGCTGCTCGATACCGTTCATTGAGGTGACCGTGAGAGCACTACTGACCCCTGAAATTGCCCCGCGTATGGGGATCGTATTGTTCAGGCCAGGTTCAGAGCTGATGCCCCTGTTTATGCAGGGGCGTGTCCTGCTGGAGCCTGAGCCGGAGCGTTATTCATCTTTCGCCAGTGGTGCCGTTCCGGCGGCATCACAACCGCTGGCGGATGATCCTGCCGTTCGGGCCGTGTTCCGCAATGAGGCAGTGATCCGTCGTGCTGGTGGCGTGGAATGTCTTGAAAGCTGGTTACTTCGTGAAAAAGGCTGCCAGTGGCCTCATTCCGACTGGCACAGCGAGAACATGACCACAATGCGACACGCTCCGGGTGCAATCCGTCTGTGCTGGCACTGCGATAACCAGCTGCGCGATCAGTTCACGGAACGGCTGGAATCAATGGCAACGGATAACTGTGCCCGCTGGGTGTTGTCTGTTGTGCGTCGGGATCTCGGTTTTGATGACAGTCACGTTGTGACAATGCCGGAACTGTGCTGGTGGCTGATTCGTAATGATCTGGCGGATGCCTTACCGGAAAGTGCAGCCCGTAAGGCACTGAGATTACCGAAGCCTGTTGTGCCGTCTGTTACCCGGGAAAGTGACCTTGTGCCTTCGGTTCCTGCCACCAGCATCATCCAGGATAAGGCGAAAAAGGTGCTGGCGCTGAAAGTGGATCCGGAGTCGCCGGAGTCTTTTATGTTACGCCCAAAACGTCGCCGCTGGGTTAATGAAAAGTACACGCGCTGGGTTAAGACACAGCCGTGTGCATGTTGTGGAAAGCCCGCTGATGATCCCCACCACCTGATAGGTCACGGTCAGGGTGGAATGGGAACAAAAGCGCATGACCTTTTTGTGTTGCCTTTGTGCAGAAAGCATCACGACGAGCTGCATGCGGATACCGTGGCATTTGAAGAGAAGTATGGCTCCCAGCTGGAGCTGATATTTCGTTTTATCGATCGTGCGCTGGCAATTGGCGTGCTGGCCTGATTTTGTGGAGAAAGTTGATGCGTGATATTCAAATGGTTCTTGAACGTTGGGGGGCATGGGTGGCAAATAATCACGAGGATGTCACCTGGTCGTCTATTGCTGCAGGATTTAAAGGACTAATCCCTTCAAAAGTAAAATCCCGCCCGCAATGTTGTGACGATGACGCGATGATCATTTGTGGATGCATGGCTCGCCTGAAAAAGAACAACAGCGATTTGCACGATTTATTAGTGGATTATTATGTAGGTGGTATGACTTTTATGGCGCTTGCCCGTAAACATGGGCGTTCTGATTGCTGGGTTGGGCGTTTATTGCAAAAGGCTGAAGGTGTAGTTGATGGCATGTTAATGATGTTAGAAATTGAGCTAGAGATGGATCGTTAGAAGACCTCTTATTGAGGGGGTAATTGAATCAGTTTAATGTGTGGGGAGTCGATTTATTCTCCCCATTTTATTTAATTTATTTAAGGTTTTAATTCATCAAGACGTTGTTGGATAGTGTTTTTGCTTGCGTTGTCTGTTATAGACATTTGTTGTACTTGCCCCATTGCCATTTGAGTTTCCATCCACATATCGGCCCACACTTTTGTATCGTTATTAACTTGAGCGATAGTAAATCTGACTTTTGATACCGGGGTTGTTGAATAGGCATTGCCGATTAACATTTGTCCAAAAACAGCAGAGCCGCCTTCCAGTTCTTTACCACATATAACACTGCTGTTATCCGCGTTGTAAATTATCAACCCTCTACTATTGCAGTAATTCACAAGGGCATCTTTGACTTTATCTTTTGTCGTATTTTGATAAACCCCCTCAGGTTTTCCTGATTGAGTTTTCTTTATCAATGGTACGGAAGAAGTACAACCTGAAATGATAGTTGCGCTAAGTAATAGTACAGTCATTTTATTCATGTTTCTTATCCATTGTTAAGGGCATACCCACACAATTATTTTTATTGGAGATGAATAATCAACCGTTTACAATCGTAAAAAATCAAATATGCTGTTAAGAGTGGTTACTTCGCCACACAACTTAAACCCGCCGCTGAGCGGTTTTTTTGTACCTGTAAACCTGGTGCAGTACAGTAAACACGCTGGTGGTCGTGAATACTGACTTTTTATCTTGCTGGCTTTTTAGACAAGAGTTATTGGTATGTCATGTTAACCAGAAGGGAAAAAGACATGCTAAAACAGCAAGATATGACAGAAACCGCCGCCGCAGTCCTTCATTTCTTACCTGCTGACAAGTGGGTAACGCCACGCATGATGACGAGAACTACCGGAGTAAGCGAAGCCCGGTGCCAGTTAATACTGACTCAGTTAGTTCTGGCGGGTCTGGCGAAGGATAACGGCGGGTACGGGAATAAATTCAGACGCTGCCAGTAATGGCGGTTTCCTGCTGTGAAAATGGGCGGCTGGTGGGTGTTGGTAGCACCTGCCAGCCATTCGCTCATGCTTACTGGTCACAAGCGAACCACGGCCCACTGCTTTAGCGCAAAAGCAGAGTGAGCCTACCAGAGTTACGCTTACTGATCCATGAAAAATACTGTAAAAATAAACAGTGTTGATTTAATCAACGCTGATTGCCTGCATTTTATTCAGTCCCTGCCTGATGATTCCATTGACCTGATTGTTACCGATCCGCCGTACTTCAAGGTGAAACCCAACGGCTGGGACAATCAGTGGAAAGGGGACGAAGATTACCTTAAGTGGCTGGACCACTGTCTGGCCCAGTTCTGGCGGGTGTTAAAACCTGCCGGAAGCCTTTACCTGTTCTGTGGGCATCGCCTGGCATCTGATATTGAGATCATGATGCGTGAACGTTTCAACGTGCTTAACCATATCATCTGGGCGAAGCCGTCCGGACGTTGGAATGGGTGTAATAAAGAAAGTCTGCGTGCATATTTTCCAGCCACAGAGCGCGTTCTGTTTGCTGAACATTACCAGGGGCCATATCGCGGCAAAAGTGACGGCTATGCGGCAAAAGAAAGGGAACTCAAACAGCACATAATGGCACCGCTGATTTCGTATTTCAGGGATGCTCGTGCCGAACTGGGTATAACGGCAAAACAAATTGCCGAAGCCACAGGTAAGAAAAATATGGTTTCCCACTGGTTTGGTGCCAGTCAGTGGCAGTTGCCGAATGAGGCTGACTATCGGAAGTTACAGGCACTGTTTTCCCGTATAGCGGCAGAGAAGTTTCAGGAACAACAACTGGAACAACCACACCACCAGCTGGTGGCATCTTATGATTCACTGAATCGCAAATATTCTGAATTGCTGGATGAGTTTAAATCTCTCCGGCGCTATTTCTCCGTATCAGTCTCCGTGCCTTATACCGATGTCTGGATGCATAAACCCGTTCAGTTCTACCCGGGTAAACATCCGTGTGAGAAACCTGCGGATATGCTCCGGCAAATAATCAATGCCAGTAGTCGACCTGGTGATCTGGTTGCTGATTTTTTTATGGGATCCGGTTCCACAATAAAAGCAGCAATGGCGCTGGGGCGTCGGGCCTTAGGTGTTGAGCTTGAGTCAGAGCGGTTTAACCAGACAGTGAAAGAGATAAACGAGCTGGTGGGGAAATAATCTGGTGGCCACGTAGGTGGCCTTTTTATTTCCATTACACAGCACCCGCATCTGCGAGGTGGGGTTATGAAATCCATGGATAAGTTAACAACGGGTGTCGCCTATGGCACCTCAGCAGGTAGTGCCGGGTACTGGTTTTTACAGTTGCTCGATAAAGTCACGCCCTCACAGTGGGCGGCAATAGGTGTGCTGGGTAGTCTGGTATTTGGCTTGCTGACGTATCTGACAAACCTTTATTTCAAGATTAAAGAAGATAAGCGTAAGGCTGCGAGAGGTGAATAATGTCGCCATCATTACGCAAGGCTGTTGCTGCTGCTATTGGTGGTGGGGCTGTTGCCATAGCGTCTGTGCTCATCACTGGTCCGAGTGGTGACGATGGCCTGGAAGGTGTCAGCTACATACCATACAAAGATATCGTTGGCGTATGGACTGTATGCCACGGACACACCGGAAAAGACATCATGCTAGGTAAAACGTATACCGAAGCAGAATGCAAAGCCCTCCTGAATAAAGACCTTGCCACGGTCGCCAGACAAATTAACCCGTACATCAAAGTCGATATACCGGAAACAACGCGCGGCGCTCTTTACTCGTTCGTCTACAACGTGGGTGCTGGCAATTTCAGAACATCGACGCTTCTTCGCAAAATAAACCAGGGCGATATCAAAGGCGCATGTGACCAGCTACGTCGCTGGACATACGCTGGCGGTAAGCAATGGAAAGGCCTGATGACTCGTCGTGAGATTGAGCGTGAAGTCTGTTTGTGGGGGCAACAATGAGCAGAGTAACCGCGATTATCTCCGCTCTGGTTATCTGCATCATCGTCTGCCTGTCGTGGGCGGTCAATCATTACCGTGATAACGCCATCGCCTACAAAGAACAGCGTGATAAAAAAGTCAGTGAGCTGAAGCAGGCGACCGCCACCATCGCTGACATGCAGCAGCGTCAGCGTGATGTTGCTGCGATCGATGCAAAATACACGAAGGAGTTAGCCGATGCGAAAACTGAAAATGAAACTCTGCGCGCTGATGTTGCCGCTGGTCGTAAGCGCCTGCGGGTCAATGCCAGTTGCTCCGCAGCCGTGCGTGAAGCCACCGGACCCACCAGCATGGATAATGCAACCAGCCCCCGACTGGCAGACACCGCTGAACGGGATTATTTCACCCTCAGAGAACGGTTGATGACGATGCAGAAGCAACTGGAAGGGGCGCAGGAATATATCCGCACCCAGCGCATTAAGTAGCTGGAGAAAAAACACGAATCTGTGGTTTTTACTGAGCGCGGTGTACACGGTGGAACATATGGCGGGAAGTTTGTTGCTTATGATTATGCAGCATGGCTAAACCCCGGATTTAAATATGCAGCCTATAAAGTCCTGGATGACTACTTCACCGGAGAACTTCAGCATCGCAACAGCTTAAGTGCGCAGCTCAATATGAAGTGTCATGAGTTTGATCAGAAAAAAGATATGGTGAGCTTCTGTGGACAAGGGCTGGCGGCATGGCGCTATACGAAGCCAGTGTTGGTCGCTGAGATTAACTCCCTGGCTAACCAGCTGCAGATAACGATCCCCGGGCTGTCCGGTATTTGCCGGTATGAAATTACCGGAAGGCGCGGTCGTTACTGAGTAAGAGCAGGCATTACAGCAGCCCTTCACTGAGGGGCTGCGATAATGTGAGGAATAAAAAACCGGCAGGGGAAATCCATTGAAGATTTGCCGGTGGCAAAAGATGGCCATGCTTTTAACCTTAGTAGCAGAGCTACGGAGTTCAACAACGACCGTCGCCGTTATCTTGCTGAAAGGCGTTTCAATGATTTTCATCAATTTATTCATCAGCAATGGTGATAATCACTCTCATTTTGGCGGGTCCTTCCGGTGGGGTGGCCTGCCACGGGGCGGGAGCGTCGCGGAAAAAGGCTAGTTTTTGAAATTTCATTCGTCATCACCACTGCTGTAATTGATTGATATTACAGTGGTTTTATTTTTACGGTGTCGATTTTGATTGTTTTTTGTTCATCACTAACACCGTTTGCCTAAAGTTGTTCGCAAGATGCATGTTTAAAACATTCTGGAGCGGGTATGGATCGAGAGTTAAAAAATCTGACGCTGAATATCAGTCAACTGGCGGCACTGTCAGGTGTACATCGCCAGACTGCTGCGGCAAGGCTGCAAAATCTACCCGTTGCAGGGGGGCATGAAAGCAACCTCAAGCTTTATCGGGTGGTTGATATTGTGTCGGCATTTCTGGCATTACCACCGCCGGTTGCAGAAGGCGAAATGGACGCGCATGAGCGCAAAGCCTGGTATCAGTCTGAACGTGAGCGTCTTAAGTTCGAACAGGAAACGGCACAACTCATACCGGCCAGTGATGTCAGACGGGAGTTTGCCATCTGGGCAAAAGCGGTCGTGCAGGTGCTGGAGACATTACCGGATATTCTTGAACGTGACTGCGGTCTGCAGCCTGCCGCTGTGAGCCGTGTTCAGTCCATTATTGATGATCTGCGCGATCAGATAGCCCTGCGGGTGACTGAAGCAGGTGCGGATGATGAGGAGGAATTACAGCAGGAGGAGTAATGCTGAATCAGGAAACCGCAAAGGCAGCACGAACCGATTCAGGTTATATCCTTCGCGCACCGAGACGAATGCGGGTTGCTGATGCCGTTGCTCAGTATATGCGGGTGCCCATGGGGGCAGGGAACTCAGTCCCGTGGGATCCGCTGGTGGCACCGTATGTTATTGAGCCTATGAACTGCCTGGCCTCGCGTGAATACGACGCAGTGATATTTGTTGGCCCGGCACGAACCGGCAAGACTATCGGCCTGATTGACGGCTGGGTGATTTACAACGTGATTTGCGATCCTGCTGATATGCTGATCATTCAGATGACGGAGGAAAAAGCCCGCGAACACTCCAAAAAACGACTCGCCAGAACGTTTCGCGTCAGCCCGGAAGTGGTCAGTCGCCTGAGTCCGAACAAAAATGACAACAACGTTTATGACAGAACATTCCTTGCTGGCAACTACCTGAAAATCGGCTGGCCGTCAGTCAATATCATGTCTTCATCAGATTATAAATGCGTGGCGCTGACGGATTATGACCGTTTTCCGGAAGATATTGATGGTGAGGGGGATGCCTTCTCTCTTGCCTCAAAACGTACCACCACATTTATGTCCAGTGGTATGACGCTGGTGGAGAGTTCCCCCGGCAGGGATGTGAAGGATGTGAAATGGCGACGGACTTCACCGCATGAGGCTCCACCAACCACGGGGATCCTGTCGCTCTATAACCGTGGCGATCGCCGTCGCTGGTACTGGCCCTGTCCACACTGTGGTGAGTATTTTCAGCCCTGCGGCGATGTGGTTGCTGGTTTCCGTGATATTGCCGATCCTGTGCTGGCAAGTGAGGCGGCTTATATTCAGTGTCCTTCCTGTTCAGGACGGATTTTGCCTGAACAAAAACGCGAGCTGAACGGACGTGGGGTCTGGTTACGGGATGGTGAATCCATCAATGCAGATGGCAGTCGTTATGGTGATCCCCGACGCTCACGTATTGCGTCATTCTGGATGGAGGGTCCGGCAGCTGCTTACCAGACACTCTCGCAACTCGTTTACAAACTGCTTACTGCAGAACAGGAATACGAGACAACCGGAAGTGAAGAAACACTCAAGACGGTTATCAATACCGACTGGGGATTACCTTATCTTCCCCGCGCCAGCATGGAGCAACGAAAAAGTGAACTGCTTGAGCAGCGGGCAGAGCCAGTTCCTTCCCGCAGTGTGCCGGATGGCGTTAATTTCCTTGTGGCGACAGTGGATGTGCAGGCGGGACGTCATCGCCGTTTTGTGGTTCAGGTAACGGGCTATGGCAGCCGTGGCGAACGCTGGATTATTGATCGTTACAACATCACGCAGTCATTGCGCGGTGACAGCGACGGGGAGAGCCAGCGAATTGATCCGGCCAGCTATCCGGAAGACTGGGATGTCCTGCTGACGGATGTTTTTCATAAAAGCTGGCCGCTGGCCTCCGATCCTTCTCAACAAATGCGACTGATGGCAATGGCGGTGGACTCCGGCGGTGAAGACGGGGTCACTGATAATGCCTATAAATTCTGGCGTCGTTGCCGTCGTGATGGCCTTGGTAAACGTATTTACCTGTTTAAGGGCGACAGCATCCGGCGCGCAAAACTGATCACCCGTACATTCCCTGATAACACCGGACGAACGGGCCGACGGGCGCAGGCCGCAGGTGATGTGCCGCTCTGGCTTCTTCAGACGGATGCCCTGAAAGACCGGGTGAATAACGCGTTATGGCGTGACTCTCCAGGTCCCGGCTATGTGCATTTCCCTGACTGGCTGGGGAGCTGGTTTTACGACGAACTGACGTATGAAGAGCGGAGCAGTGACGGGAAATGGAGTAAGCCGGGTCGCGGTGCCAACGAAGCCTTTGACCTGATGGTGTATGCCGAGGCTCTGGTCATTCTGCATGGATACGAAAAGATCCGCTGGCCGGATGCACCGGAGTGGGCGAGCCGGGAAACCTGGCTGGAGTGTGTCCCGGACAGTACCGGACCGTCACCCTCACCGGAACCGGTATCCACGCCTGTTAAAAAACAAAAACGGAAGAAAACAGTAACTGACGATGTTAACCCCTGGCTGACTTCCGGAGGATGGTTATGAACCAGAATGATATTGAAGCCATGATTCAGCGTTATACGGAAGCTGAAATGGCGGTGCTGGACGGAAAATCCGTCACCTTTAATGGTCAGCAGATGACCATGGAAAACTTATCTGAGATCCGGCAGGGACGGCAGGAGTGGGAGCGCCGCCTTGCGGCTCTGATTACACGACGACGGGGGCATCCCGGGTACCGGCTGGCGAGGTTCTGATGGCAATTCTTGATGATGTGATTGGCGTTTTTTCACCAGGATGGAAAGCGGCAAGGCTGCGTTCCCGTGCGGTGATCCAGGCTTATGAGGCCGTAAAAACGACGCGGACACATAAAGCCCGGCGGGAAAACCGAACTGCCGACCAGTTAAGCCAGTACGGGGCCGTGTCGTTACGTGAGCAGGCCCGTTACCTTGATAACAACCACGATCTGGTCATTGGTGTATTTGACAAGCTGGAAGAACGGGTGGTGGGGAAAAACGGGATTATTGTCGAGCCACATCCGGTATTACGCAATGGGGCCATTGCCCGTGATCTGGCAGCAGAGATACGCACCCGATGGAGTGAATGGTCTGTCAGTCCGGAAGTCACCGGGCAGTTTACCCGTCCGATGCTGGAACGTCTGATGCTGCGTACCTGGCTGCGCGATGGTGAGGTGTTTGCCCAGATGGTTTCCGGGCGCATAAACAGCCTGACGCCTTCTGCCGGTGTTCATTTCTGGCTGGAGGCGCTCGAGCCGGACTTTATTCCCATGACCAGTGATGAGAGCAACAGGCTGAATCAGGGCGTGTTTGTTGATGACTGGGGGCGTCCCGAAAAATATCTGGTGTATAAAAGTCGTCCCGTATCCGGGCGGCAGATGGAAACCAAAGAAGTGGATGCAGAGCGAATGCTGCATCTTAAATTTGTTCGCCGTCTGCACCAGATGCGCGGGACGTCTTTGTTGTCCGGTGTGCTGATCCGCCTCAGTGCCCTGAAAGAGTATGAAGATTCTGAGCTGACTGCAGCAAGGATCGCCGCTGCTCTGGGGATGTACATCCGGAAAGGCGACGGGCAGAGCTATGAACCGGATGGTAATGGCAGCAAGGAGAATGAACGCGAGCTTACCATTCAGCCAGGCATTATTTACGACGATCTGAAACCCGGCGAAGAAATCGGAATGGTGAAGTCGGATCGTCCCAATCCTAACCTTGAAACTTTTCGTAATGGTCAGTTGCGTGCCGTGGCGGCGGGCAGTCGTCTGAGTTTTTCCAGTACAGCGCGCAACTATAACGGCACTTACAGCGCCCAGCGTCAGGAGCTGGTTGAATCTACTGATGGCTACCTGATCCTGCAGGACTGGTTTATTGGTGCCGTCACCCGCCCGATGTATCGTGCCTGGCTGAAACAGGCTGTGGCATCCGGTGTTATCAGGCTACCCCGCGATCTTGACCGTTCTTCACTGTATACCGCGGTGTATTCCGGACCAGTGATGCCGTGGATTGACCCTGTTAAGGAGGCTGAGGCCTGGAAAATCCAGATTCGTGGTGGAGCGGCGACAGAATCAGACTGGGTACGTGCTGGTGGTCGTAATCCGGATGATGTCAAACGTCGGCGCAAGGCCGAAATTGATGAAAACCGCAAGCTGGATCTGGTATTTGATACCGATCCGGCCAGTGATAAAGGAGGCAGTAGTGCCGCAACGAAACGACAGGAGCCGCAGCACACCGACGACCAGTCCGAAGATTAATTCCTGGTTCAGGATGCAGGCTGGTCACCAGAGTGACGCGGATATTTATATTTATGACGAGATTGGTTTCTGGGGTGTTACAGCGAAGCAGTTTATCAGTGATCTGAATGCACTGGGCGATATCACCCACATTAATCTCCATATTAATTCACCGGGTGGCGATGTCTTTGAAGGCATCGCCATTTTTAATGCGCTGAAAACACATGGTGCGTCCATTACCGTTTATGTCGACGGTGTGGCGGCGTCAATGGCGTCGGTCATTGCGATGGTAGGAAACCCGGTCATTATGCCGGAAAACACCTTCATGATGATTCATAAACCATTTGGCTTTACGGGCGGTGATGCGGAGGACATGCGCACCTATGCCGACCTGCTCGATAAAGTTGAGGCGGTTCTGTTACCCGCTTATGCACAGAAAACCGGGAAAACCACCGATGAAATTGCTGCCATGCTGGCGGATGAGACCTGGATGTCCGGTGCCGAATGTCTGGCACATGGATTTGCTGATCAGGTAACGCCAGCCGTTAAGGCAATGGCATGTATTCAGTCAAAACGTACAGAGGAATTTAAAAAGATGCCGGAATCCATTCGAAACATGATTACTCCGCCACGCAACAGTGCTCCACGCGTACAGGATAATGAACCTGAAGCCTCCCGGACGCCAGTGCAGGCAGCAGCACCCGTGGTGGATGAAAACAGCATCCGTGCGCAGGTACTGGCAGAGCAAAAAGCGCGTGTAAACGGTATTAATGATCTGTTTGCCATGTTTGGCGGGCGTTATCAGACGCTGCAGGCTCAGTGTCTTGCCGATCCTGAATGTTCGCTGGAGCAGGCCCGCGAAAAGCTGTTGAACGAGATGGGGCGCGAGTCCACGCCATCCAATAAAAATACCCCGGCTCATATTTATGCCGGTAACGGTAATTTTGTGGGGGACGGGATCCGCCAGGCGCTGATGGCGCGTGCCGGATTTGAAAAAACCGAACGTGATAATGTCTACAACGGGATGACCCTGCGTGAATATGCCCGTATGTCACTGACTGAACGGGGTATTGGGGTTTCCAGTTATAACCCGATGCAGATGGTCGGTGCGGCGTTCACACACAGTACGTCTGACTTCGGTAATATTCTGCTGGATGTTGCGAACAAAGCCATTCTGCAGGGCTGGGAAGATGCCCCTGAAACCTATGAACAGTGGACGCGGAAAGGTCAGTTGTCTGATTTTAAAATTGCCCATCGTGTGGGTATGGGGGGCTTCAGTGCTCTGCGTCAGGTGCGTGAAGGGGCGGAATATAAATACGTCACCACCGGAGATAAACAGGCCACTATTGCACTGGCGACCTATGGCGAGCTGTTCAGTATCACCCGTCAGGCCATTATCAATGATGATCTGAATATGCTGACCGATGTCCCGATGAAACTGGGCCGTGCGGCGAAATCCACTATTGCCGATCTGGTTTATGCCATTCTGACGTCTAACCCGAAAATCTCCACAGATAATGTAAGTCTGTTCGATAAAGCGAAACATGCAAACGTACTGGAGAGCGCTGCAATGGACGTGGCATCGCTGGATAAAGCCCGCCAGTTGATGCGCGTTCAGAAAGAGGGGGAGCGTCATCTGAATATTCGTCCTGCGTTCGTACTGGTACCGACGGCGATGGAGTCTGTTGCTAACCAGGTCATTCGCTCCTCAAGTGTCAAGGGGGCTGACATTAACGCCGGTATTATTAACCCGGTGAAAGATTTTGCGACCGTTATTGCAGAGCCTCGTCTTGATGATAACAGCCAGACCACCTTCTACCTGGCTGCGTCAAAAGGCTCCGATACGATTGAAGTGGCTTATCTCAACGGTGTGGATACGCCATATATTGATCAGATGGAGGGCTTCAGTGTGGATGGCGTGACAACGAAAGTGCGTATTGACGCCGGTGTCGCGCCAGTTGATCACCGCGGTCTGGTGAAATGTACGGCGTAAACGTCGCAGACAACAACTCTGATGGCCCGTAAGGGCTTTTTTTGTACCTGAAATCAGCCCCTGAACGGGGCTGTGCGGAGACAGTTATGGCAAAGAATTTTGTAGAAGAAGGAAAAACGGTGGCGATTGTTGCCAGTGCAGCCATCAGCAGCGGAGACCTGGTGCAGGTGGGTGATGTTTTTGCGGTGGCGCTGACCGATATTCCACAGGGTGAAACAGGCGACGGCCTGACCGAAGGTGTGTTTATGCTGCCTAAGCTGAAAACGGATGACATGAAAACGGGTAAGAAGGTTTATCTGAAGTCCGGAAAAGTTCAGCTGACTAACAGCGGCTCTGATCCGCTGGTCGGGGTTGTCTGGGCAGATGCCGGAACCAGTGCAGAAGAAGTGCCGGTAAAACTCAATGTCTGATCCCTTTTCCCGGCTGGCAGCGCGTATGGATGCGATCACGGTCAGAAAGATGGGAAAGACAGCCTCGATTAATGATGTCGATATGACTGTGATCCCGGGAGAAACACTGGCAGAGCTGAATGCTCTGTCCGGACCTGCGGTCTCTCTGGTGGTGTTTTCTTCGGGATACCGCCCACGGCGCGGGGATCGCGTTGTTTATGACGGACAACATTGGACGGTCACACGGCATGAACGCTTTAACGGTAAGCCAATGATCTTTATTGAGTAAAGAGGTGTGGGATGAAGGGGCTTGAGAATGCCATCCGCAATCTGAACAGCCTTGATACCCGTATGGTGCCACAGGCCAGCGCATGGGCGATAAACCGTGTGGCACAGAAAGCGGTCTCGGTTGCCACCCGGCAGGTTGCCGGGAATACCGTTGCGGGAGATAACCAAGTGAAAGGGATACCCCTGAAACTGGTACGTCAGCGTGTCCGGGTGTTTAAAGCCAGTCCGTCAGGAAAAATGACGGCCAGGATCCGCGTTAACCGGGGCAATCTGCCTGCCATTAAGCTGGGGACCGCCCGGGTCAGTCTGACCCGGCGTGGTGGAAAACTGCAGTACCGTGGCAGCGTGCTGAAGGTGGGTAAATATCTTTTCCGGGATGCGTTTATTCAGCAACTGGCGAATGGTCGCTGGCATGTGATGCGGCGTATTGATGGCAAAAATCGTTACCCCATTGATGTGGTGAAAATCCCTCTGTCCGGACCGCTGACACAGGCATTTGAAGATGCCCGCGACCGCATCATTGCTGCGGAAATGCCGAAACAGCTGGGGTATGCACTGAAACAACAACTGAGGTTATGGCTGACCCGATGAACCGACATACACAAATCCGCCAGGTCGTACTGGCACGCCTTCGGGAACAGTGTGGAGACAGCGCCACGTTTTTTGACGGGCTTCCGGCATTTGTTGATGCGCAGGAACTGCCTGCCGTGGCGGTGTGGCTGAGTGATGCTCAGTACACCGGAAAAATGACGGATGAAGATGACTGGCAGGCTGTTCTGCATATTGCTGTCTTCATCCGGGCACAGGCACCGGATTCAGAGCTGGATATGTGGATGGAGAGCACCATTTTCCCGGCTCTGAATGATATACCGGCACTTTCCGGACTCATCGACACCCTGATCCCTCTCGGTTTTAACTATCAACGTGATAATGAGATGGCCACCTGGGCGATGGCGGAAATCACGTACCAGATCACGTACACGAATTAAGGAGGTGGCAATGACCACACCAAATCCACTGGCAAAAACGAAAGGTGCGGGAACGACGTTCTGGATGTACACCGGCAAGGGCGATGCGTTTGCGAACCCTTTATCGGACACTGACTGGCTGCGTCTTGCGATGGTGAAGGATCTGCAGCCTGGCGAAATGACCGCTGATGCAGAAGATGACACTTATCTCGATGATGAAGATGCAGACTGGAAAACGACAACCCAGGGGCAGAAATCCGTCGGTGATACTTCGGCGACGCTGGCCTGGCGTCCGGGTGACAGCGGGCAGAAAAAACTGGTTCAGTTGTTCGACTCCGGTGAAGTCTGCGCGTTTCGTATCAAATATCCCAACGGTACTGTTGATGTTTTCCGTGGCTGGCTGAGTTCACTGGGTAAAACCATTGCCTCAAAAGACGTGATGACCCGCACAGTGAAAATCAGCGGTGTGGGGCGTCCGTATCTGGCAGAAGAAGGCACTGAAACCGTGGGCGTTACCGGGCTGACGGTGGCACCGGCATCTGCCAGTGTAAAAGTGGGAGCAACCACCACGCTGACCTTTACAGTAAAACCTGACGGAGCCAGTGACAAAGCGATCAGTGTGCATTCGACAGATCCACAGACTGCCACGGTGACCCTGAACGGGCTTGTGGCCACGGTGAAAGGCGTGAAGCAGGGCAGTGTCAGCATTGTGGGCATGACTTCTGACGGCGATTTTGTGGCAGTGGCTACGGTGGCCGTCAGCGCCGCAGGTTAACAGGACGATACTCATCATTTGCCCCGATTATCCGGGGCTTTTTTGCAGGTGGAGAACATGATGTTTCTGAAACAGGGCACGTTTAATTATGAAAAGCAGTCCGTGGTGCTCAGTGAGCTGTCCGGGCTGCAGAGAATTGAATATCTGGCGTTTGTTCAGCAGCGAACGGCAAAGTTTGATGCCGAAGAGGGAGAACTGCCGGAGGCTGAACGACAGATTGCTTTTCTGCGGATGGGGATGGATATCAATGCCTGGCTGGTTTCCCGCTCACTGTGGAATGCGGAACAGTCTCAGGATGTTGAGACGCTTTGCGCATCCGTTATTACAACATGGTCGTATGATGCCCTGGGAGCGGGGGCGGAGATGGTTCTGTCGCTGAGCGGTATGGGAGCCATTGAGAATGCCGGGGATTTGGAGCATGAGGTGCTGACGCCGGAAAAGTCCTGACGCGGGAAATGCAGTTTGTCATGCGGCTTGCCCGGGAGTTCCGGCGGGCAGACTGGCGGCGGATGCTGTCGGAAATGTCGGCCACTGAGCTTGGTGAGTGGGGCGATTATTTCCGGATGCAGAGCTTCAGTGATGTGTGGATGGATGCGCAGTTTGCCTCGCTGAAGGCATTGATCGTGAGAATGGTGTCCGGCAGCAGTGATGCTGCGGTGGCTGATTTCAGCCTTTTACCGGAAGAGAACGGGATACCGGAGCGAACGGACGAAGAACTGATGCATCTTGGGGAAGGTATTTCCGGAGGTGTGCGTTATGGACCAGATAGCCAACCTGGTCATTGATTTGGGGATTGATGCGGCAGAGTTTAAAAATGAAATTCCCCGTATCAAAAACCTTCTGAATGGTGCAGCCAGCGATGCAGAACGGTCTTCTGCCCGTATGCAGCGTTTTATGGAGCGTCAGACTCAGGCCGCCCGGCAGACAATGCAGGCGGCTTCTTCGGCTGCAACAGCCGCATCCGTCCATGCGCAGACGGTGGAGAAGAGCGCACAGGCTCATGAACGCATGGCCCGCGAGGTGGAGCAAACCCGCCAGCGTATGGAGGCACTGAGCCAGAAAATGCGCGAGGAACAGGCACAGGCCATGGCTCTGGCGGAGGCTCAGGATAAAGCGGCTGCCGCGTTTTATCGTCAGATTGACAGTGTGAAACAGGCCAGTGCGGGGTTGCAGGAATTACAGCGTATTCAGCAGCAGATCCGACAGGCCAGAAACAGTGGCGGGATTGGTCAGCAGGATTATCTGGCGCTGATTTCTGAGGTTACGGCGAAAACCCGTGTTCTTACGCAGGCTGAGGCAGAGGCTACCCGACAGAAAGTGGCGTTTATCCGTCAGCTTAAAGAGCAGGCAACCCGCCAGAATCTTTCTTCTTCTGAGTTGCTTCGTGCCAGGGCTGCCCAGCTGGGGGTAAGCAGTGCTGCAGAAGTGTATATCCGCAAAATGGAGCGGGCAGGAAAAGCCACGCATTCGCTGGGTCTGAAAAGTGCAGCGGCCCGCCAGGAGATAGGCGTTCTGATAGGTGAACTGGCCCGCGGCAATTTAGGGGCGCTGAGGGGATCCGGGATAACGCTGGCTAACCGTGCCGGATGGATAGACACACTGATGTCACCGAAAGGCATGATGCTGGGCGGGGTTATTGGCGGTATTACCGCGGCCGTCTATGGTCTGGGTAAAGCCTGGTATGACGGTCAGAAGGAGGGGGAAGAATTTAACCGCCAGCTGTCGCTGACGGGGCATTATGCCGGAGTCACTGCCGGGCAGCTGTGGACGCTCAGTCGTGCTATTTCCGGGAATGGTATCACGCAACATGCTGCAGCCGGTGCGCTGGCTCAGGTGGTGGGGAGTGGTGCATTTCGTGGAAACGATATCGGTATGGTGGCGAGAGCTGCCGCACAGATGGAGCGATCGGTTGGCCAGTCGATCAGCGATACCATAAATCAGTTTAAGCGGCTGAAGGATGATCCTGTAAATGCCGCGAAGGCTCTGGACAATGAGCTGCATTTTCTTACTGCCACTCAGCTTGAGCAGATACGCATCCTTGGAGAGCAGGGGCGGTCCAGTGATGCGGCACGGATAGCCATGTCTGCACTGGCAGAGGAAACCGGTCGGCGTACTGCGGATATTGATAATAACCTCAATGCGCTGGGTAGTACGCTGCAAACCTTGTCTGACTGGTGGAAGCAGTTCTGGGATGCGGCCATGAATATTGGTCGTGAAGATTCGCTGGATGCGCAGATTGCCACTTTGCAGGAGAAAGTATCGCGGGCGAAAAGACTCCCCTGGACGGCATCATCTTCTCAGGTTGAATACGATCAGCAGCGTCTTAACGAGCTTCAGGAGAAAAAACGCCAGAAGGATTTGCAGGATGCAAAAGAGCAGGCAGAGCGGAATTATCAGGAGCAACAGAAACGACGTAATGCTGAAAATGCTGCACTGAACCGGATGAATGAAACGGAAGCAGCACGACATCAGCGTGAAATTGCGCGTATTAATGCCATGCAGTACGCCGACCAGGCTGTCAGGGATGCGGCGATACAACGTGAAAATGAACGTTACGAGAAAGCCCTGGCATCCGGTAAGAAAAAAACACGCGAAACCCGTAATGATGAGGCCACCCGGTTATTGCTGCAGTACAGTCAGCAACAGGCACAGGTGGAAGGACAGATTGCTGCTGCAAGACAGTCAGCAGGCATTGCCACTGAAAAGATGACAGAAGCGCATAAACAGCTTCTGGCTCTGCAGCAGCGCATCAGCGACCTGGACGGGAAAAAACTGACGGCAGATGAAAAGAGTGTGCTGGCCCGTAAAGATGAACTGATTCAGGCACTGACGCTGCTGGATGTAAAACAGCAGGAGCTTCAGAAACAGACGGCACTCAACGATCTGAAGAAAAAAACAATTCAGCTGACCAGTCAACTGGCTGAAGAAGAGCGCGCTCAGCGTCAGCAACATGACCTGGATATCGCCACGGTGGGTATGGGTGATCAGCAGCGGCAGCGATATCAGGTACAACTGAGCCTTCGCCAGAAATACCAGCAACAGCTGGAGCAGTTGAGGCGGGATAGTGAGCAGAAAGGGACATATAACACGGATGACTACAGAAAGGCCGAGCAGGCGCTGACGGAGAGCCTGAACAGGCAACTGAATGAGAATCGCCGTTACTGGCAACAGCTTGAAATTGCTCAGGGTAACTGGAAAAACGGTGCCATGCGGGCGTTTCAGAATTTCACGGCAGATGCGGATAATGCGGCAGGCACTGCGGAGCAGATGCTTACAGCGGCATTTAATAGTGCAGGTAATGCACTGGCTACATTCTGTACCACCGGAAAACTGAACTTCAAATCTTTTACCGCCTCGCTCCTTTCTGATCTGGCAAAAATCATGGCTCAGATGTCCATGATGCAGGCAGTTAAGGGGATTGGTTCGGCGTTTGGCTGGGGGAGTGCAGCAACTGCCAGTGTGACGCCCAATGCTGATGGTGGTGTTTATCAGTCTGCTGATTTGAGTCGCTACAGTGGCACGGTGGTTAACCGTCCGACGTTTTTTGCTTTTGCAAAAGGTGCAGGTGTGATGGGGGAAGCTGGGCCTGAAGCCATTCTGCCTCTGCGTCGTGGTGCTGACGGTAAGCTGGGGGTTGTGGCGGATATTGGTGGTTCAGGTATGGCGATGTTTGCCCCGCAGTACAACATCGAGATCAATAACGATGGCACGAACGGGCAGATAGGTCCGGCTGCCCTGAAGGTGGTTTATGACCTCGGGAAAAAAGCAGCAGCGGACTTTATGCAACAGCAGTCCCGTGATGGTGGTCTGTTCTCCGGAGGTGGACGATGAAAACCTTCCGCTGGAAAGTGAAACCCGGTATGGATGTGGCTTCGGCCCCTTCCGTAATAAAGGTGCGCTTTGGTGATGGCTATTCTCAGCGTGCGCCTGCCGGGCTGAACGCTGACCTGAAAACGTACAGCGTGACGCTTTCTGTTCCCCGCGAGGAGGCCACGGCACTGGAATCGTTTCTGGCTGAGCACGGGGGCTGGAAGGCCTTTCTGTGGACGCCGCCTTATGGCTACCGGCAGATAAAGGTGACCTGCGCAAAATGGTCGTCGCGGGTCAGTGTGTTGCGTGTTGAGTTCAGCGCAGAGTTTGAACAGGTGGTGAACTGATGCAGAATATCCGACAGGAAACACTGAATGAATGCACCCGTGCGGAGCAGTCTGCCAGCGTGGTGCTCTGGGAAATCGATCTGACAGAGGTCGGCGGAGATCGTTATTTCTTCTGTAATGAGCAGAACGAAAAAGGTGAACCAGTCACCTGGCAGGGGCGGCAGTATCAGGCCTATCCCATTCAGGGAAGTGGATTTGAGATGAACGGCAAAGGAGCCAGTGCAAGGCCAACGCTGAAAGTCTCTAATCTGCACGGCATGGTCACCGGGATGGTGGAAGACCTGCAGAGTCTGGTCGGAGGAACGGTGGTCAGGCGTAAGGTTTACGCCCGTTTTCTGGATGCGGTGAACTTCGTCAACGGAAATAGCGATGCCGATCCGGAGCAGGAGGTGATCAGCCGCTGGCGCATCGAGCAGTGCAGCGAACTGAGCGCGGTGAGCGCCTCTTTTGTACTGTCCACGCCGACGGAAACGGATGGCGCTGTTTTTCCGGGGCGCATCATGCTGGCCAACACCTGTACCTGGACCTATCGCGGTGATGAGTGCGGTTATAGCGGTCCGGCTGTCGCGGATGAATATGACCAGCCGACGTCCGATATCACGAAAGATAAATGCAGTAAATGCCTGAGTGGCTGTAAGTTTCGCAATAATGTCGGCAACTTTGGCGGCTTCCTTTCCATTAACAAACTTTCGCAGTAATCCCATGACAGAGACAGAATCAGCGATTCTGGCGCACGCCCGGCGATGTGCGCCAGCGGAGTCGTGCGGCTTCGTGGTGAGAACGCCGGAGGGGGAAAGATATTTTCCCTGCGTGAATATCTCCGGTGAGCCGGAGGAGTATTTCCGGATGTCGCCGGAGGACTGGCTGCAGGCAGAAATGCAGGGTGAGATTGTGGCGCTGGTCCACAATCACCCCGGTGGTCTGCCCTGGCTGAGTGAGGCCGATCGGCGGCTGCAGGTGCAGAGTGATTTGCCGTGGTGGCTGGTCTGCCGGGGGGCGATTTACAAGTTCCGCTGTGTGCCACATCTTACCGGGCGGCGCTTTGAGCACGGGGTGACGGACTGTTACACGCTGTTCCGGGATGCTTACCATCTGGCGGGGATTGAGATGCCGGATTTTCATCGCGAGGATGACTGGTGGCGTAACGGTCAGAATCTCTATCTGGATAATCTGGAGGCCACAGGGCTGTATCAGGTGCCGTTGTCAGCGGCGCAGCCGGGCGATGTGCTGCTGTGCTGTTTTGGTTCATCGGTGCCGAATCATGCCGCCATTTACTGTGGTGACGGCGAGCTGCTGCACCATATTCCTGAACAACTGAGCAAACGAGAGAGGTATACCGACAAATGGCAGCGACGCACACACTCCCTCTGGCGTCACCGGGCATGGCACGCATCTGCCTTTACGGGGATTTACAACGATTTGGTCGCCGCATCGACCTTCGTGTGAAAACGGGGGCTGAAGCCATCCGGGCGCTGGCCACGCAGCTTCCGGCGTTTCGCCAGAAACTGAATGAGGGCTGGTATCAGGTGCGCATTTCCGGGCGTGATGCAGGCGAAACCGAATTATCTGCCCGTCTTAATGAGCCGCTGGCAAATGGTGCCGTGATCCACATTGTGCCGCGTCTGGCGGGTGCCAAAAGTGGCGGTGTTTTTCAGGCAGTGCTGGGTGCGGCGCTGATTGCTACGGCAATCTGGATGCCGGGAATCAGTATCGCTTTCAGTGACATTCTCTTTTCTATGGGGGCAGCGATGACGCTTGGTGGTGTTGCACAGATGCTGGCTCCTAAACCCCAAACCCCCCGAACGCAGACAACGGATAACGGCAAACAGAACACCTATTTCTCCTCACTGGATAACATGGTTGCCCAGGGCAATGTTCTGCCTGTTCTGTACGGTGAAATGCGCGTGGGGTCACGCGTGGTTTCTCAGGAGATCAGCACGGCAGACGAAGGGGATGGTGGTCAGGTTGTGGTGATTGGTCGCTGATGCAAAATGTTTTATGTGAAACCGCCTCCGGGCGGTTTTGTCGTTTATGGAGCATGACGAATGGGCAAAGGAAGCAGTAAGGGGCATACCCCGCGCGAAGCGAAGGACAACCTGAAGTCCACGCAACTGCTGAGTGTGATTGATGCCATCAGCGAAGGGCCGATTGACGGTCCGGTGGATGGATTAAAAAGCGTGCTGCTGAACAGTACGCCGGTGCTGGACAGTGAGGGGAATACCAATATCTCCGGTGTCACGGTGGTGTTCCGGGCTGGTGAGCAGGAGCAGACTCCGCCGGAGGGATTTGAATCCTCCGGCTCCGAGACGGTGCTGGGTACGGAAGTGAAATACGACACGCCGATCACCCGCACCATCACGTCGGCAAACATCGATCGTCTGCGTTTTACCTTCGGTGTGCAGGCACTGGTGGAAACCACCTCAAAGGGGGACAGGAATCCGTCGGAAGTCCGCCTGCTGGTTCAGATACAACGTAACGGTGGCTGGGTGACGGAAAAAGACATCACCATTAAAGGCAAAACCACCTCACAGTATCTGGCATCGGTGGTGGTGGGTAACCTGCCGCCGCGCCCGTTCAATATCCGGATGCGCAGGATGACGCCGGACAGCACCACAGACCAGCTGCAGAACAAAACGCTCTGGTCGTCATACACCGAAATCATCGATGTGAAACAGTGCTACCCGAACACGGCACTGGTCGGCGTACAGGTGGATTCGGAGCAGTTCGGCAGCCAGCAGGTGAGCCGTAATTATCATCTTCGCGGGCGCATTCTGCAGGTGCCGTCGAACTATAACCCGCAGACGCGACAATACAGCGGTATCTGGGACGGAACGTTAAAACCGGCATACAGCAACAACATGGCCTGGTGTCTGTGGGATATGCTTACCCATCCGCGCTACGGCATGGGGAAACGTCTTGGTGCGGCGGATGTGGATAAATGGGCGCTGTATGTCATCGGCCAGTACTGCGACCAGGCAGTGCCGGACGGCTTTGGCGGCACGGAGCCGCGCATCACCTGTAATGCGTACCTGACCACACAGCGCAAGGCGTGGGATGTGCTCAGTGATTTCTGCTCGGCGATGCGCTGTATGCCGGTATGGAACGGGCAGACGCTGACGTTCGTGCAGGACCGACCATCAGATAAGGTGTGGACCTATAACCGCAGTAATGTGGTGATGCCGGATGATGGCGCGCCGTTCCGCTACAGCTTTAGCGCCCTGAAAGACCGCCATAATGCCGTTGAGGTGAACTGGATTGACCCGGACAACGGCTGGGAGACGGCGACAGAGCTTGTGGAGGATACGCAGGCCATTGCCCGTTACGGTCGTAACGTCACGAAGATGGATGCTTTTGGCTGTACCAGCCGGGGGCAGGCACACCGCGCCGGGCTGTGGCTGATTAAAACAGAACTGCTGGAAACGCAGACCGTGGACTTCAGCGTGGGCGCAGAAGGGCTTCGCCATGTGCCGGGCGATGTCATTGAAATCTGTGATGATGACTATGCCGGTATCAGCACCGGTGGTCGTGTGCTGGCGGTGAACAGCCAGACCCGGACGCTGACGCTCGACCGTGAAATCACGCTGCCATCCTCCGGTACCACGCTGATAAGCCTGGTTGACGGAAGTGGCAATCCGGTCAGCGTGGAGGTTCAGTCCGTCACCGACGGCGTGAAGGTGAAAGTGAGCCGTGTTCCTGACGGCGTTGCTGAATACAGCGTATGGGGGCTGAAGCTGCCGACGTTGCGCCAGCGCCTGTTCCGCTGCGTGAGTGTCCGTGAGAACGACGACGGCACGTACGCTGTCACAGCCGTGCAGCATGTCCCGGAAAAAGAGGCCATCGTGGATAACGGGGCGCACTTTGACGGCGACCAGAGCGGCACGGTGAATGGTGTCACGCCGCCAGCGGTGCAGCACCTGACTGCCGAAGTCACCGCAGACAGCGGGGAGTATCAGGTGCTGGCGCGATGGGACACACCGAAGGTGGTGAAGGGCGTGAGCTTCCTGCTCCGTCTGACCGTAACAGCGGACGACGGCAGTGAGCGGCTGGTCAGCACGGCCCGGACGACGGAAACCACATACCGCTTCACGCAACTGGCGCTGGGGCGTTACACGCTGACAGTCCGGGCGGTAAATGCGTGGGGGCAGCAGGGCGATCCGGCATCGGTATCGTTCCGGATTGCGGCACCGGCAGCGCCTGTCACTATTGAACTGATACCAGGGTATTTTCAGATAACAGCGGTCCCGAAACTGGCTGTATATGACCCGACGGTGCAGTTTGAGTTCTGGTTCTCGGAAAAGCGGATTATCGATATCAGGCAGGTTGAAACCAGCGCGCGTTATCTTGGTACGGCGCTGTACTGGATAGCCGCCAGTAGCAATATTAAGCCGGGTTATGATTATTACTTTTATATCCGCAGCGTGAACACCGTAGGTAAATCGGCATTTGTGGAGGCCGTCGGTCGGGCGAGCGATGATGCGGAAGGTTATCTGAATTTTTATAAAGGGTTGATCAATAAAACGCATCTCGGCAAGGAACTGCTGGAAAACTTTGAGCTGACGGAGGATAACGCCAGCAAACTGGAGGAGTTTTCGAAAGAGTGGAAGGACGCTAACGATAAATGGAATGCCATGTGGGGCGTCAAAATTGAGCAGACCAAAGACGGCAAACATTATGTCGCGGGTATTGGCCTCAGCATGGAGGACGCGGAGGAAGGCAAGCTGAGCCAGTTTCTGGTTGCCGCTAACCGTATCGCGTTTATTGACCCGGCAAACGGGAATGAAACGCCGATGTTTGTGGCGCAGGGCAACCAGATATTCATGAATGACGTGTTCCTGAAACGCCTGACGGCCCCCACTATTACCAGCGGTGGCAATCCACCGGCATTTTCCCTGACACCGGACGGAAAGCTGACTGCTAAAAATGCGGATATCAGTGGCAGTGTGAATGCGAACGCCGGGACGCTCAACAATGTCACGGTAAATGAAAACTGTACGATTAAGGGCATGCTGGAGGCGACTCAGGTCAGA